CTTTTAGCATGTTCACCAAGTGGTAAGAATCCACATGGGAACTAGCTGCATAGGCTGTATCCCGTAGGAATATGCCATTGTTCATTACTGGAGTTGCCATTTTTTATTTTGTTTTTATTTGTTACTTGTTTTAAAATTTTCTAAAAATACTATTATTTCTAGATAATGTTTTTTGTTCTCTTGAAGGAGTCTTTGTATATTTATCATCATCTTTTGTATATGATGTACTATTCTTTTTACTTTCTTCAGTTTTTAATTGTCTTACTACTTTTTCAGTTACTTGTTGACTTCCTTGATTTTTAATTTTACTTTTATATCCTTCTGGATCTGCAAGTAACCAAAGTGCTTCAGCAATTAAGTCATGTCTTGGTTCTACAAACTGATACTTTTCTAATAAGTGTCCTAACATGTTTGTAGGTTTACCAGAAATTGAAGGGAAATTTGGTTGAACTAATCCTGAATATAACAATGCTTGTGTTTTTTTATCAAGTTTTAATCCTGCTAAGTCTCCTTTTAGTAATGTGTTATATACATTATCTGTATATTCTTTTGCTTGTTTACCTTTTTGTTCTTTTTTATATTCTTGTTCTGCAAGTTTACGTGCTACAATTTCTTCTTGCATTTTATCAAGTTTAGGTTTAAACTGATTAGCTTTTTGTTCAAGTCTTCCTAAGTCATGCCAATCATTTATTTCTTCTTCTATTTCTTCAGATGTTCCAAAATTTGTAGCATATAAATATTGTCTTGCAATCTCAGCTTGATCATTTTCATCTGTAGGATCCAATTCAATCATTTCTTCTACTTGAGCTAATGTTCTAAACAATCCTTTTAAATCTTGTCCTCCATCTGCTACATATTTTGCAGCTATTTGAAGTTCTTCTGGTAAAGCATTAAAAAATTCTTTTGGAGTATCTTCTCTAATTTTATTTTCCCTTTCTTGAAAATTTGCTTCAAACAGTTCTCTAAAATCTTTTGTTGTATACTCTTCTAAATCTTTATCATCATCAAAAGGAACTAAAGCTCCTTCTTCTATCATTTTTGATGCTAAATCATATAATCCTGATTTATCAACTTTAGGTCTACCTTTATTACCAGCATCCTCCTCTTGTGAAATTAGATTATCTAACTCTGCAAAAGTTTCTTTTACTTCTTCAATTTCTTTTGCCTCTTCTTTCGAAACAGGCTTGTCAAGGAACGTGATGTCTGTATTTTCTTTAGAAAACATAGACTTTTGTTTTTCTTCTGGTTTACCATCTGCAGGAAGCATTACACTTTCTGCTCCTGGCATACCAAATAGTTCATCAATATTTACATCTACTTCTTCTACCGTTGTAGAATCTTGTACCTGCTTTTCTTCAGTTTCATTGTTGGTTTTCATTTTGTTGGTTTTTGTTTATAATTCAATATACAAATTAAACTTGAAAGATTTAAAAAAAAAATAATTTTTTTTTGCACTATATGGCTAACCTATTTATTATTTCTATTATTTGTTTTTAAATCAAACTTATTTTTATTTTCTTGAGCAATTTGTAGTTGTTTATCTGCTATTTCTCTTTGAGCTTGTATTTTTTCTCTTTCAATTTGAGACTTATCAGTTTCAATAGTCATTCTATTATTTTCTTTTTCTCTTTGTAAATCAGTTTGTTCTTGATATTGTTCAGTAGATCTAATTTGATCCATAGCATCAATATAATCAGATTGTTTATTTTCATTTACATCTGCTGATGCTCCATAACCAGCTGCTCTAATTTCAGCAACAGTAATATCTTTTTTAATTAATTTATCATCTCTATCTGCTGCAGCTTGAATATCCATTTGTTTTTGTTTCTCTTGAGATGCCAATTGTTCTTGTTGCATTTGTTGTTGTGATTGTTGTTCTTGTTGTTTTTGTTGTTGTAATTTAGATTCAGAATCTTTAAGAACTTTAGTAACTTCTGCAATTGAATCTGATTGAACAATCCTACCAAGATCATATATTGATGCTCCAGTAGTATTATTTTGTATAGCCATTTGTTTAAGTTGCTCTAAAATAGCTCTATGATTTGCAGTAGTACTACAAAAAATATTTAAATCTCTTAATAATAATTCTGTACCATTAATTTGAAAATTAACTTTTTCATCAGCAGAAGTTAAATATGTTAATCTTGTTGATGGTTTTGTAGATTGATAATACTGTGCTAAGTCTGTTCTCATTGTATGTACTCTAGGCATTAAGTAATCACAGTGTTGAATAAAATAAATTTCTGTTTGAGCATAAGATGCAGCTGTTGCTTGTTCTACTCCAGTAGCTGTAATCTGAGATAACTGTTGTCCCATCCTTTGAGGATTAACACCAATTACTTCCATAGCTTGTTGTTTAAAGTGATTTGCTAAATTTACTCTTGACATAAGTCTTTCAGTTTGTGAAAGGTCAAGTTTTTGAAAATGATTAAAGTTTAATGCATTTTCTGTATTTGTTATAGATGTATCTAAAGGAAGCATACCAAAATTCTTCATAGCAACATATGCTTTTGATAAATTTCCTTTCCCCCAGTCTTCTCCTAAAGAATGTCTAGGAAGAGTGTTCTGGTCTAACATGATAATAGTTCCTAACTCATCTACTAATATGTCAGCAATTTGATTGTTTACTATGTTATATCCAATCTGATATGGTTTCATTAAATCAATTAATGCAGTAGACTTTGTATTTCTATCAGAAAAAATAGAACCTTCTACAGGAAGTTTACATCCATATAATGTTGAATCACCTTTAAATTGAAATTTTAAAGGGCCAATTTTATTTTTTTCTATACCAATATACATTGGAGAAAAGCCACCTGGATTAGACATACCCCAATAAGAACTAATATTTGGACCAATTTTAACACCACCCCAAGTTTCATTAATCCATATCCAATCTATATGATCTCCAAATAATAAATTATCTTTAGATTTATTAGTAAATAATCTATTATCATAAATTGGTTTATCAAGTACTTTATAATCTCCTGTAATAATTTCATTAATAACTTCTCCAGTTTCAGTTATTTTTGTAAGGTGTCCTACTTTTCTTTGTGATTTCCAATATATTGTAGAAACTCTAAGTAAGTCATAATTATAGTTTACAAATTCATCTCCACTTTCTGCAAAAATTGTATTTATTATATCTCCATTATTTATAACACTACCATTCATTGCTGAAGTATATTGTCTCATTGCTAATGATGGCATGTTAGTATTCCATGCATGTGATTTAGTGCCATCATAAAATGTACCGTCATTTTGATAACCACCTGTTGTATAACCCGCAGCTGTAATAGCATATATATGTTCAAGACTTTTTAATTGTTCTTCAGTCATTAAATATCCATAGTTATCTATAACATCAGCAATAGTGTACATTTCTGTTTTACCAACATAATTAGATTGTGAAATATATCTAGCATCTGGAGATTTATGATAAAATGTTAAAACAGGATTCCATAGTTCTACTTCATAATCATCTTCCATCATTCTAAAATGCCAAAACTCTCTATCTGTAATTAACATATCTCTAAATCCTCTTTCTTCTAATTCATTCATACCAAATCTTTCAACATCTACTTTATGTTGATGAGTAGCCCATTCTTCTACCATAGATCTATAATCTTTTTTAAAGAATTGTTCTATTTCTGGTAATGATTTAAGTTTTTCAGGATTTAATGCTTCTTTACCTTCTTCTGATGTAATATCTAAACCTTGTTCTTGAAGTGCTGCTGATATTTTTATTTCAGCTTCAGACAATAAAGTTTCTTCAACCATCTTACGTTTTTGTTCTAACATCTCATTATAAGATGTATCATCTATTGCACGGTATGTAAGTTTAGTTGATCTTTTTGCAAACTCAGCTACTAGAACATTAATAACATTTGGAATAATAGGATAAAATTTAAGTTCTAAAGCAGATGTATCTTCTTTAGTTAGAAGATCTACTATGTCTCTCATTTCATTATTTTCTTCTACTATATAATCTGATTTGTCAATTGTCCCTTTTGCTAACTTATAATTTTTCATAAGTCTTCTAGAATTTTGACGTATCTGTCTTAGTCCTTGCCATTCAATCCAGTCAAGATTCCATGCAGCCCATTCTTCATTTTTTTCTTTATGAGATAAAAATTGTAATGGTTGGGTTAAAGTACCCATTTTATTAACTTCAGTTTTAGCTCCTGCTTTGGCCTGTAAAGCATTAATTATTTGCATAGTATTTTACTTTAAGTTTTTAAAGGCAGATCTATTAGAGTCTGTCCTATTTGATACCCTGTTTCCTCCAACATGACGAAAAGGACTTCTATTTAATTTAAACAAATTTTCTGACTTTTGCAAGTTTTTTGCTGCATCATCCATAACTACTCTTTTAGAATAACCTCTATTAGATTGTTGTATTCTCATAAATGCAACAAGTGCAGCAAAAGAAACCAGTCTATCCACATTGACACCATCTGCATATTCTTGCATTTCTTTAAGTAACATAGGATCAGGTATTCTTTCTATACCGTATTTAGTTCTTACTATAGTACCATCTGTTTTAGTTTCTACATCTAATTCTTCTTTGGTATATTCTATAGTATAACTTAGTAAGTGTGCTTTAAATAATGTGCCAGTATTTTTCCAACCATATTCTTGAAATACATTTGCATTAGAACCAATATCTTTTAAAAACATAATCTGTCCTTTAGGTACTAAATATCTTTGTTTTTTTCTAGATATCATATATTGGATAAACAAAGAAATATTATTTTCTATAACTGTCCATGCATTATACCATTCTATTATAAGTTCTAATCTCTGGTGTGTTTTATTAATATCATCAAATCTTCCACACCAAGCTGCAACTATTTTATCTTGTTCAACATATGTTTCAGTATCAGTTCCACTTATTCTAGTTACTTCTACTGGAGCTTTCATTACATATATAGAACATAATGATTCTGATGTTGTAGTTTTTCCTTCAGAAACAGGGTCAATTGAAGCATAATATTGTCCAAAAGTTGGATCTTTAATTGGTCTTTCCCATACTACTAATACTCCTGTTTTATCTTCAGTTTTTTTAGATATTGGAAATTCTATTATTGGTCTTTTATTACTTGTTGTAACAGAAGGTTTTCCATCAGAATCTGTACTGATATCTAAAAATTCATAAGCATATTCTTTTTCCTCAATTCTTCTTGCTTGTGCTGCAATTAAATGTGTAGGAAAAACTGATACAGATCTATGATCAAATGCTTCTTTAATATTTCTTGGATGCTGAGATATTCTTAATTGGTAATCTTCTGGATTTAATTCTTTTTTCCATTTTTCAAATTGAGCATCTAATGCTATAAGAGATTCTTCTACAAGTGAATTACCATATAAATCAATATGAGGAGGCATAGACCATTGTTCAGGAATAAATAAACCTGACACACCTAGTGTACCTTTATTATCTAATAAATTTGTTTCTACAGCATATACATCTTTTGAGTTAGGATTTAATATCATATCTCTTAAAGGATTACATTGAGATAAATCTCCTACTGATCCTGCAGCAATAAACATTCCTGTAGTTGTTAAACCTGATCTCATTGCAGGTCTCATGTACTCATAAGTCTGATCCATCTTTGGTGCTATACCTGCCTCTTCATGAAAAAAATATTTTACTGGCCCACCAACACCATTTGTAGGATCTTTTTCAAAAGACATTCCCTGCATTGTACCTTTTAAACCTGATTCTGTTTTTCTATCTCCTTTTCTAATTTCAATTTTTTGTTGCCACATTAAAATTTTATCAGGATTCATAGGTCTATACCATGCAGTATGCTGATTAAGAAATGCTGCATATTCTGCAAGAAATTTCCAAGATCCTTTTTCATTAATATAATCTTTAAGACTAGCACCCATTTTTAATGTTACTCCTTCTTCAAACCATAATTGATTTAGTAACTTAGATATATGAAAGTAGGAAGATGCTATCTGACGTTTCTTTAAGATAGCAACATGTTTATAATTAAGTTCTGCAAGTAGTTCATATAATGCCATATGATACTGAGCATCTCTAATTTTTGCAAAGTCAAACTTTTGTTGTTCTTTATCAAAGATTGGTAAAAAGTTTAACCACATATAGTAGTCTCTTGTAATAAACCATGTACCATCTTTAGATTTATATATTATACCTTTTCTACATTTTAATTTTTGATCATCCCAATAATTAACAAAGTCTTTAGATTTAAATGGTGCTGTACAATAAACTTTATTTTCTCTAAATAATTCTCCTTGTTGATTAAATAAAAAACTTGTTTCATCAAATTTATATTTACCAGGTTCTTTAAATAAACCAAAAATAAAATCAGAAAATAACTCTCTTGATTCAAAATTAGTAACAGTCCATTTACCATTATCCCAAGTTGGTATATTATTGTAGATTTCTTCCATGATTATTGATCATATGCCATACCAATACCACCTCTAACTTTACTTGATTGTTCATCTTGAAGATCTTTATATACTCCTTTAAAAGAAGATCTAATTTGATCAAAGTTTTTTGCAGCACTTACAATAGAGTTTATATTGCCATCTCTACCATCTGTAATACTCTGTGTTTCCATATATCTTGCTAATCTATCTAACATAGAGGCAATACCTTTATATGCTCTTGAGGTTGGTGTTTCATACATTTTTTGACAAAACTGTAATGCAATATGTATACTTTTATCTTCTACTGAAAAATCAGAATCTATTTGTTTTAATATTAAATCTTCTTTATCCATTTCAGGAGTATAAAAAAAAGGATTTAAATCAGGATTTGGACAACTCATATAAAATAAATATAAGTAAATTTTAAGATGTTCTTCTGGATATTCATCCATAACATCTTTTAATGCTTTTAAAGTATAACAGTGTTCTGTAGGAACTACTACACCATTTTCTATATCAAATAGTTTAATTATCATTTTATTTTTTTAATAGGATTATCTTCTATGTAGTTAAGTATTGAAATAACCTCATCATATAAATAAGGCATAGGTATTTGTATAACTTCTTTTACAACCGGATCATTATTATGATTATAC